GCCCTCGGTGTCGTCCGGGGTAAGGGTTGACTTGCGGACGTTCATGGTCGTCTTCTTCTTCAGAAGATCGTCCCAAGCGTCCTGATTGTTGATGAGATTCGCCTTGATGCGCGACACAACCTCCTGCCAAGTGATCTTCCCGGCGTCGATTGCGAATGCAACCTCTCTGGTGATCGGATGGTAGTTGATCTGGCGAGCGGCCTGCTTCGTGTAGAGGATGCGGCGCCCGTCAGTCATGTTGATGAGGTAGTGTTCGGTTGACTGGTTCTTTTCCATTGCGTGATTCCTCGCTTTCGTGGGTTAGTGCCCCGCACCAGCCGACGCCGTGAAAGCGAAGGCAAGCCGACGCCGACTGGCGCGGGACGGACAGGCTTTCGCCTACCTCGTCAGGGGATCGCCCTTGGAGGCGTTGTCGCCATCGACCTGACCGCTCGTGCGGTAGGGGACGGTGATCGCGAAGTTCGCCAGAGAATCGCCGTCGGGGAGGTCGCCGAGAACGTTGACCTTCACGACGCCTTTCTTGATGGCGACGCCGCTGGCGCCGCCAGCGATGCACAGGCACAGGATGTCGCCGTCGGCGAGAACCTTGTGCGTGAGCGTCTGGACGGACTTCAGCGGGTTGGTGTCACCGACGGTCACGGCGGAGCCGACGGTCGAGCCGTCGTTCTTCAACTTGGCCGTGATCGACACCTCCGCGTCGCAACCCTCGACCTCTTCGACGTAGAGGCCCTTCAGGATGAACGACTTGGGAAGCACGATGAACTCGAAGTTCTCGCTGTCCCCGGCGGCGGCGACCATGTTCGCGGCGGCGAAGTCAATCTTGCGAGAGATTCCGACGCCAGACTTGAACACAAACGGATCGCTGACGCCTCCGGCGCCAAACAACGTGGTGTTCGTGGATGCAAGTGCAGACATTTCAGTAGTCCTTTCTTGTTTTCAGGTTTAAGCACGACCCGACGGCTTCGCGGAGGTAATGCGCGTCGCCGCCGAGCCGAAACTCGTTTAGCCAATCGAGACGTAGCCACAGCCGATGCGTTCGGGATAGCGAACGAACCAGTCGTAGATCATCTTCGAGCGGTGGAACTCGCCCCACTCCTCGACGGACTGCAACTTGTCCTTCACGCGCGCCTCGTCGGCGAACGTGACGGCGGAAGTATCGCCGAAGAAGATGAGGTACTTCGCAGGCGTCCCACCGTTCGCGCGCCACATCGGGATCTGGTTGTCCACGATGATGTTCGCGCCGTTGAGTTCGCCGAGGAAGCGGACGCTCTTGCGGAGCGCGGATTCCGCGTCGCCCATCCAGTCCGCGCGCTTCAGTTCGCTCGTCTGGATCACGTTCGCGACCGCCACGGGGACGATCACAAACGGCTTCGTGTCGAGGCCACCGGGCATTTCGTTCAGCGCGTTGATGCACGAAACGATGTAGTCCGGCGCGACGTTCTTGTGCGTCTCGGACGAATCGGAGCAGTCCTTGCCCGTCTTGTACAGGAAGCAGGGCTGGCTCGCCGAGCCGAGGTCGAACGACGCGCTCTTGAAGCCAGCGGTGTTGCCCTGGTTGCAGACGTGAACCTTGGAGGGCACGTCGGCGAAATACTCGGCCTCGACGTCCTCGGACATCTGGCGAGTACCCTCGGCAATGAGCGGGGATTCGAGATCGAGCCGGGAGAAGATTTTGTCTTCGTCCTCCAACTTGAACGCGAAGTACCGCTCGCGGTTGATGGTGAAGATTTCCTCGGAACCCTTCGGCTCCTGATACTTCACCTTCTCGCCCGGCTTCGTGGTGTTCGTGTGGATGAGAGGCAGGACGGGGACGTGGATCGTCTGGCCCGTCTTGCGGAAGCGCCCCTCCCAATCACGGTTCGTGATCAGGGGAAGGATGGACTTGTCGCGGAAGCGTTTACGAAACTCGGTCTCGTAAATCTCCTGCTGTGTCGCCGGAAAATTCGGCTGACCGTTGGGATGCAACATTTCAATCACTCCTTTGGCGCCCAAGGAAAGCCTGCGCTACTTCACGCGGCCCTCCTTGTACGCCTTTGAAAGTTCCTCGCAGACGCCGACGTACTCCTTGTAGGAAAGAAGGTGCCGCTGGAACTTCGCCTGCGCATCGTCGAGGATGCGCTTGTACTCGTTCGCGGTGTAGGTCTTTCCCGGCTGAAGCACGACGGACTGCGATTCAGCACCGCCGCCCATTGAACGGGGATCAGGTACGGCGGATTCGCCATGATCTCCCGAAGGTGGAGGAAGTTCGAGTTGACGAAAGAACGTCTCGATGTGGTACTTCATGGTGTCGAAGTCAGCCTCGGTGAGCGCCTTCACGATTGTCGGCGCGTTCCTCAACTGATACTTGTTCCACGCATCGTGCTTGTCGCCTCCGGCCTTGATGGACTTCCCGAAACCGGGGAATGCGGCCTCGATCCGCGCGACGAGTTCATTCTGTGCCTGAACCATCTTGCGTTTCTTGTCCTCTTCCCGCTCCTGCTCAAGACGAGCAAGACGTTCGTTCGCTCCGGCCATTGCCGTATCGACTGTTCTCTGCGCGATGAGCGCGGAACCACGCTTGAAGTCGTCTGGAACCTCCGTCTTCAGGTCGTCAGGGAGGGCAGAAATGGCATCCTCCGCCTGCTTGGCCTTCTTCAGTTCCTCCAACTGCTTGCGTAGCGCGGCGTTTTCCTCCTCGGACTTTTTGAGACGGCCAGTTTCGACCTTCTCCGTCTGGAGTTTCTTCTGCGCTTCTTCGTAGAGAGCCTTGTAGTCAGGCTCACCACCGTTTCCGGCACCTTCGGCGGAGCCTCCGCCGATTGCACCAAGTATGTCCTTTGTTTCGTCGTTCATGTTCTTCCTTTTCCTATCAAGCCCGACTGCCACATCGGGGGTTTGATTGCCGTACCGAGCCACACCCGTGGGATTCGGCCAGCGGTGTTTGTTTCGCTACTTTCCCGCGAGTTCTTGCCGGATTCTCTCCGCCTCCTCCACTTTGGCTCTCGCTTCGGCTTCGGATTGAGCGGCAAGCGCGTCATCCGCGAGTTTGTAGCAAATGGCAAGCATCCCGGAGAAGACAGCGGCCTGCCTGTCGTTCTGGCATCCGGGAATCGTCCGCGCGATCACCTCCGCGCGGTTCCTCATGTGCTTCGCGAAGGATTCGATGCAACCTCCCTCGAAGAGGTCTCTGTAGAACTCCGCGTCGATCTTCGCAATCTGTTCGTCAAGTGTCATGCAACGTTCCTCCGTTCCGCGACGCTACCCGGCGCAGGCGGCGCCGTCTCTGGCTGTTCGGGAGCGGCACCTTGGTTCGGCGCGGCAGGCGGCACCTCGCCGCCTCCGCCTCCGGCCATCGTGGCCGCGCTCTGGTCTGCCTGCATCTTCGCCTGCGTGGCGGCGCAAATCTGCTGTAGTTGCTGAACCAACTCGAACTGCTTCAGTTTCTCCTCGCTGGGGATCACGTCGTCCGGGTTGATGTTCACGTCCTGAATCGACGGGCGCAGGAGCGCCATGATCCCGCGAGCGCCGATGATCTGCACGAGAAGCGGGTTGCCGATGACCGTGTTGAAGAGTTGGATGCGTTGCTGATCCTGCTGTGCCTTCAGAATCTTGCCCATGACCCCGGCGGCGTGAACCTCGCAGTCGCCCTTTAGTTCGAGGTCGTTGTCGTAGAGCAGGATGTAGTTGCAGGTCTTCTGCACCTGATCGCGCGTCACGAGGCGGTCGGTCGCCGAGATCACCATCTTCATGCCGCGAGACGCGGCCTCCGTGAAGATCGCGAGGCCGGACGCCGTGCGGAGCGCGCCCTGCCCGGACGACTGCCCGTAGGTGTAGGCGGGTATGCCGGAATCGTCGTCTGCCTGAATGCGCATCTTCTCCCAGACGGCGAGCAGTTCCGATGCGTTCGACGGCACGGACACCACGCCCATAGGCGCCCCGGCGTTGCCCATCATGCTCGTCTGGAACGGGAACACCTTGTGCGGACGGAACTTCAGGCCGTCCGGCGACTTGTCGGACAGGCGGCTGACGTCGTTGATCCAGTACATCGGGCCGCTCGCGACGGCCATGTTCTGCATGAGCGCCTTGATGGAGTTGTTCATCACCGACTGCACGAGGCACAACTTGTCGGCGACGCTCTCGCCCCACCACGATCCGGGCAGTTCGTAGAACACGCCCTTCGACACGGGTATGCCGAGGCGGTCGTCAAGGATGCGGCAATAGACCACGAACCCTCCGATCACGATTGCCTCGACGCGGTAGAAGTCCTCGTACTTGATCCAGTCGTTGTTGAGCGTCTTCGTCACGCCGAACTCGATGAGGTCGCTACCGCGAACGGACGCGAAACAGCGGACGCCTTCGAGAGTGCAGTCGCGCGGGTCTTCGGTGCCGTTCTTCTCGGCGTCGCGGCGGATCGGGTCGTAAGGCTCGGAATCAATCTTCAGTCCGCCCTTGGGATAGCGGTCGAGAAGCGCGCGCACAGTTTGCGGCATCCAGCCTTCGGCCTTGTCGGAGTTCGCGCGCTTGCAATGCGTCACGTACTGCCACAGTTCGTTCGCCGTGTACTTGATGCGGATGCAGAGCGGCCCGTCCTCGACGTCCTTCGCGTCCGGCGCCGGATAGCAGTCGCACGGGTTGACGGCCTCGTAGGTCGGGATGACCTTGTAGATTCGCTTGTACTTGCGCGAGGAGGTGTTCTTGTCCTCCTTGCACTTGTTGACGGGCATCACGCGGGGGACGGGGCCGATGATGAGGCCCGTGCCGTAGGTGCAGATGTAATCGACGTACTCGTTAAACGCCTTGATCCAGCCGCCCTCGGCCATCATGTCCTGAACCTTGCGCTCCATGCGCCGCGCCCTCGTCCGGGCGAACGCGATCTTGCGGTTCATTATCTCGTCGTAGCGGTTCTCCGTCGCCTGCTTGACGATGCGCTGGAGAAGCATGTTCTCCTGCGGCGACAACTGCTGGACGCCCATCTGCTCCAACTGGTTGAAAATCTGGACGAGTTCGTTGCTGATGTCCTGCGCCGCCTCCTCCTCGACCTGCGACGGCACCTCCGGGTCTGGCGTCGGATCGACCGTGAACGGCCATTCGCCAGACGAGTTGAAGATGTCAACGAGCATCGCCTTCGCGGCGCGAACCTTCGTCGCGGTGATCGGCGCGAATATGCGCTCGTCGATTCCGGCGGCTCGCATCTTCGCCTTCTGCGCGTCGCTGTACTGGCACGTCTGCGACAGGAGCGCGTAGCGAAGTTTCTCGTCAACGCCGCTCGTCCGCCTGTGATCGACGGCGATGCGCCATGTGTCCATGACGAACGCCGCGAGGCGGCACATCGGGAAGGTCGTCGGAACGACGGGAGCGGGACGCTGTTCCTGCTGGGAAGCGCCGTCTGCGGAAGCGGTCGTTCCGCTCCCGTTCGGTGTGGCGGCGGCAAGAGCCGCGCCGAAAATCTGCTCTACCGTGTCCATGTCCGATAATGTACAAACTGCGTACCGTTCGTCAAAGGGCACGGCCTCAAACGCGCATTTCGCCCTTTATTCACGGGCGTCCGGCGCATTCTGGAACTTGACGCGGCGCTATACGCAACCGAAGTCGAAGTTGAGCGACGACGTGTCGAACGACGTGCGCCGCCCGAAGTTGTCGCTGGGCACGGAGAAGTCCACGCCGCTCTTGAACGCGCCCATGCAGAGATACTGGAATGCGTCGTGGATGTGCGAGTAGATGTTCTTGTCGGCCTCCTCGGTGAAGCGCTCGTCGCCGTCGTCGGCGGTCTTCAGCCTGCGGTAGCAGTAGTAGCCGTTGAACCCCTTGCGGAGCATCTTGCACCGCTCGCTGATCTGCACGGCGGCGCGCCCCTTGTAGTTCCGCCGCAGGAGTTCGCTCACCGTGTCGATACGAATCTGGAATCGGTTGCCGTTCGTCGCCGGGGCAGGCTTCGTCAGTATGCCGTAGCGGTTGAACGTCTGGATCGCCGACACCGACACCACCTCGTTGTAGTTCATCCCGGCGGGATCGCCGAAGTTGATGTGCGGCATCGACGGGAAGCCGTACTCGTTCACGAGTTTCGGGCGCAACAGTTCCTCGATGAACTGCTCCGCGCTCATGTTCTCCGCCGTCACCTCGTCGAGTACGTACAGAACGCCGTCGATCCCCAACTGCGCGATCACCGTCGCAGGCGTCCGCCCGAAGTCGCTCCCCATCAGGAGCGTCAGGCCGCGCTGTACCTTCAGTTCGCCCTTGTAGCAATGTATCTCGTCGTTGTACTCCGGGTAAACGGGACGGCCCTCGACCGACGTGCCGAACTGGTTCAGAATGAGCCGCTTCACCTTGTCGGGATCGGCGCCGACGGTCTGCTTGTGCCAGTAGTAGAATCCCTCCTTCAGGTTCTCGACGTTCTCCGCCGGGCGTATGCCGTACTTCGCGAAGTCGCGCCCGTCGTTGTCCTCGTACCACGTCTTCCCGTCCTTGTGCCGCAGGAGCAACGCCGGGGGCTGGACGAAAAACAGCATCTTGTCAGGCTTCTCCACGCACTCCTTCCGATACCACCAGTTGCTCCCGTCCGGCGAGTTCGTGTCCATGATGACGCCGTAGGAATCCAGTTCGACGCCCTTGCACGGCTGGAAGCGCCCGATTCGTCCGTGCAGTTCGTCGATGATCGACCACGGAACCTGCGTCGCCTCGTTCACCCACGCGCCGCTCAACTCCAGCGACATCAGGTCGTTGCGGATGTTCTTCGATTCAAGCGCGTAGAACTCCAAGTCGATGCGCACTGTCGTCCCGTCGCCCTTCATCGACGGCTCCTCCAGCCGCCCGGAGATCGGCGAACTCATGTGCATCACCGTCTGCGGGAACCATTGGAGCCACGTCTCGATGGTCGTCTTGATGAGCGCGGGATAACTGTGGCGCCCGATCAGCCACTTCGACCAGCGAAGGCGCTTCTTCACCCCGTCCTCCACGACGGTCGCCACCTTCTGCTCGTCCGAGATCATGCGGATGTCCCAGCAACACGCCACCGACTTCCCGGAACCCACCGGGCCGCGTATGCACTTGTACTCGTAGCCATGCGGCGCCAGATGGAACGCCGAGCCAGTCCACGATGCGTTGTACGTCACCACGTTCGCCATAGCCAATCCTCCTCACTCGTCGAGAGAATCCGTCGCCTCGATCTCGGCGGCGTTCATCCACGTCTCGGTGAACCCACGGCAGTCCCGCCACTTCAGGCAGTAGCGCGGCATCTTGCCGAGGCAGAACTCAACCGACACCACCACGCACATGAAGTTCGGGTCGTGGCACAGCCGAACCTTCTGCCCCAGCGCGTACATCGAATGGAACTCCGACTGCCCGGACTTGCCGACGTCACCATGTGTCATCGCGGCACCACCTTTCAAGCGGCTTCAGGAGCCAGTAGAGCAGATTGTAGAACCAAGTCACCTCGCACCTCCCTCCGCAGGCGCCACGCGGCGCGGCGTGTGCAGTTCGCCGTCGTCGCCCAGCACGATGTACCTCTCGTAGAACTGCGGCGCGCACTTCCGACCGAACACCAACGGCAAACCCCGCCGCTTGCACCAGAACCACGGGGCCACGTCCGACGGAACCACCGCAACCACAGTCCCTTTCCCCCACACCCCGCGACCAGAGGCGTTCGTCACCTCGTCGCCCACGCTCACCCTCTGCCGGGCGGCTGGCGAGATATTGCCGCGTGTCCGCGCGACACCCCCGATGACTGTTCCACTTGGCCCCCTCGCGCGTGCTGTCCTTATCCCCCACAGGCGGGGGGGCGGCTGGCCGGGCGAGGCTGGCCGGGCAGGGCTGGCCGATCCGGCGCGGGGGGCTGCTGGGGCGCGGCTGGGGCGTTCGAGGGGGGCGCGGGGGGCGTTGCGTGTGGGCTTGGGTGCCTTGGGCGGGGTCGTTAGGCGGTCGAGAGCGGCACCGTTGGCGCGTCGGCTGGCCTGTCGCTCAACCGTTGAGGGGTGGCAACCCTCCGCCCGTTTTGCGTTATTTGCGGATTTATACATCTATAACCGCCATTTCTTTACTTTTCGCCTTTTGGGGCAATTCTGCCACACTTCCGCCACACAAGGCCGGAGCCGCCGCCGCCTGCATAATGTTGATGTTGTACACGTTCCCGCCGCCGCCGCCGTGACCGATCCCGCCGCCTTTATACCTTGGGTCGCCGTAGGTGTCAGCGGCGAGGCGTTCAAGCAGGAACTTCGACAGGCTGGCGGCCTCTTTCCCGATGTCGCGCCCGTCGAGGGCCTTCTCGGTGGCTTCTAACGCCTTCAGGGCGAGCCGTTCGCCCGTGCTGGCCTTGCAGAACTTGAAAGCGGCGTCAAAGTCGGGCGAGGCAAGGCGGCAAATGGTGAGATCGCCCCAACCAATCCCGGCTTCACGCATCGCCACAGACGGCAGGGCCCCGGCGAAGTACGACAGCAGGAAGCGCACCGCCTGCGCGCGCGTGACCAGTTGCGAAAACTCTACCCGCGTTTTCTGCGGCTGTCGCTTCTCGCCCTGTTCTGCTTTCCGTGTGTTGGCGAAGTCCACAAGGAGGGAATAAGCCTCTTCCTCATCGAGCGACAGGGGCGCGGCTGGGTCTGCCGGAGGCTGTGGCTGTGTGGTGGTGGTGGCTGGTGGCGTGGTG